CTCGATGGCTCCCGTCCTGTCTATGGCCAGTTTGCCGATGTCTCTTTTGCCCTTGTTGAATCTCTTGTCTAGGTCATCCAGGTCCTTCTTGAACGTCATGACCAAGGCGTTGAGTTTCTTGTTGCTCTCCATTATGGCGTTGAAATCTTTCTTCTGCTGTTCAAGTAATTTGGTCTGTGACTCTATGCCCCGTTCCAGTTCTATCTGGTTGGCCTTGAGCGTGGCGTTGTCGGCCCTGAGTTTCATCACGTAAACTCCAGCGCCCGCGATGCCGGTGATCAGCATGATGGCTATTGCCATCTTAATTGTTGAAAACATAATAGCAGTATTTATTGATGATAACTATTTTGGTATGGAAGCAATCAAAGAAGTTTTAGTAGAAGAACCTTTTCCTGTCAGAGAATATTATACAGAATGGCAGTCTTGGTGTGAATATGACGTTCCGTTCATAAATGAGAAATTTGGTAAAAGACCATGGCTAAAACCACTTCATAACTACAGGTTGTGTCGTTGGACAGACAGTTTGGTACAAGACACTGTAAGATTAAACCCGGTGATTTATCTAAACTATGGATCAACTGACGATCACATAAAGCAGTTGTACAATGCTTGTGAAAAAATCGGAGAACCTCGATTAATCATAACCACTTCGAAAATACGATCTAACATACCAATACCGGATTCTGTCAGAATAATACACACAGAAGCCATGGCATACCAATATTCAAAGACCTTCGACAGCAGTGGAATCTCCCCTGTTTATCACAGGAAAGCCACAGATTTAAAACACTCTTTTTTATTCATGGCATCGAGTCCTTATTCTGACAGGGTTCCAGTGGCCATTATGCTGAAAGAACTTTGTGTGCTCGAGGATGCTCTTTGGTCATGCCCGGATATCTACGCGAGCGATCGAGTCTATGCTGAGGATCACATTGGGATTAACCCTGCATTATCTGATATTAAAAAACAGGTAGTAGGTGGGGAATACATAAGATTTGATATAAAAGAAAATATTAAAGTGTTGCCACCGCTTCTACAACAGTGTCACTTCCACGTGGCCATGGACAGTGATGTGCTCTACACTGACTATCATCACTGGTGCGTGGCAGAGAAACATCTGCAGTGCTACACAACCACCACACCTGTTCTACCCATTTGGGGAGATGAAGAGGCCGAGCAGATGAGGGAATGGGGATTCCGTTTTGATAACATTCCCGGTCGTGCAGAATCGGAGTCAAAACAGGAAGCGATAATTAGGTGGTGTAAGGAAATATTATTCTATAGTCAACTGTCAAAAAACCCCGATTGGGCCCAGTCATGGCAAGACAGCCAGGGAGAGACCACCTCGCATAATTTTGAACTAAATCGGAAATTACATAAAATAATATACCGCGACATTGAAAAACAGATCGATGAACTGCCATCCGAGTTCCGAGATCTCTGACAGAGTTAGAAATAATCCTGTCTGGATCCTTTACGTTTTGTGTCAAGTGTGACACAGTGGAACCCACCTGCCAATGCTCTTGCGTGTCGCATCTGTAAACCTATAGTTTCTATGCCGTGGCGTCCCAATTCCTTACGTAGGTGCGTCTGATTCTCGTCACAAATCACGAGATTTTCATTCACGCTGAAGAAGTTCAGTCCTATGTAAGGCGAAGTTGTGGTCACACCATTGGGCAAAGCACAACCAACATCTATTATCTTGTCCCCCGGAAAAAATATCTTGTCCCACTTCTCGAATATTTTTGGATAACGTTCAGGGTTCAGTCTGTCACCGTTGAACAACACAAGTCCAGGGCGTAATGGTAGGACGGTGCTGTCAAAGTGTGCGAAAGCATAGAACTTCTCCGCCATGTGTATCCTGTAACCTCTCGGCTCTAGTATCGTTTTCAGCCAACGTGCACCTAGCTCTGTGCCTGAGTTACTGACTTGGAATAATAAATCGTTACCTAGCCTCACCACGTTTGGTGCGTCAAAAACTATTTCAAGATTACGTGTTGAAGGGTCTGCGAGATTCTCTGTTTGATATATCTCATCTAGCAGTATGGGTTTGGGTGCGGAAATCCACTCTGTTCCGTTCTTCATGACCTCATACAGGAAATTCCTGTATGCCCTGGTCTCGAAATATCTACTTCTCAACGGTGATGCGCAGTCTATGATCAAGTTGTCCAACGGCAGTAAAAGATCTCGGGAGGAATAAGTCTGATATCCAGTGGTCGTCCACTCGGGAGTACTGAAAGTCATTGAGTGATCTAGTGGTGTAGGTCTTCTCACTTTGACACCCAACCCTTTGAGTGTTTCGGCTAGTTTGTCAAGGTCCTCGTTTGATTCGTCGATTATCTTATGTTTTACCGGGCCTTCTAGTTCAGCGATATCCTTGTACTTCTCTGTAGTGAAACAAAATGAATGGGTGCTACGATCCATTGTGGGGAACCGTGCATTGGTTGCAGTGCCAACAAAGCATTCTTCTAACGGATCCCAGTCGTTGTGGCTTGATACTATGCTTGTCATTGTGTTCTTTCTTTGATAGGTGAAAAAGACAGATAGGTTTGTATGCGTTGCAGATCTGCCTGAGATTTAAGTGTACAGAACTCATTGGCAAAGTGCAACTGCACATTGTTCTCTATAGCCATGCTCAATAATTCATTTGCCCTCGTTTTGTTGTTTGGTAGGCTGTGTATGCTAAGCATCACAATGCCGTCCACTTTCTGTTTGATGTAGTGTTCCAGAATGGGTAGCCACGTAAGGAATTCGTTTTCAAATTGTACGCCGCTGTTATTAATGCCTTTGGTTTCGCAGTATTCATCAATGACTTTGCGTTGGAAATGTAAAGGGATATTTTTATCGTATCTAGAATTATTTCCAACGTATGATATAAAAATCTTGCCTGTGTAATCTGTGTCAGCGGATTGTTCATGGTCTCCGGACAATCGGAAAAAACCCCCTGGCTCTCTTCCATTGTATTCCTCACCTTCCGGAAGCACATGCCAATCTATGGCACATCTCGTTACTCCGGTCTCGTTGTTCACGTTGCCATGTATGTGTTCTTGTGTGAACAAATGAACTTCACCTGGAGACTTCTCCACAGGGTTACATATCTGCAGGCACCTCTCCTCAAATTGTTCTAGGTTCATTTTCTGATCTATCACTTCTTTTGTTAACCGTCTACTGTCTTCTAGGTTGGCAATATACATGGAGTTTGTGCCTGAAGCATGGGTCAAGGGCATCCACATGGTCGCCATGCCCTTGCCGTTGTTATAGAATATGCCTTGGTGAAAGGGCAGTCTTCTCGCATGTTTGGCTTGGTCGGGTATCACACAGTTAAGGGTGGGCAATCTCTTGATGAGATATCGTTTGCCACCGAGTTTTGGTGCTATGTATTCTTCGGCGAACTGATCAAAGAGCTTCATAAACTCGATACGTCCGAAGGATTTCTGCACGTGCAGGCATAGGTCAGCTATCTGTGAGGGCTGTACAACCTCATGCAGGGTCTCTAATGCTACTACTAACGGAAACTTTTCTTTGACAAGGTTGAGCACCAACCTAGGGAAGTTGTATTTTTTTAAGTCGTATGTCAAAATATCGTTTTGCCATTGATTGTAAAAGTAAGGATCACTCATATTTCATCCTTCCGTCCCACACTCGGCTGAAACACAATCTTGCTGTGTCGTCTAGTCTTTTGTACTCGGGGTATTTGTTTTTTTCATCGAGTCCAAATATCACACACTGAGAAGGTGTAAGGTCCATATCATTACAGAACTGTTTTTGTTTTGCAAGATACTTTTTATAGATGTAATCTGCCGTAAATTCATCCATGAGTTGTTTTGCCACATAGCAATTCTGTAGATTGATGTAGTTGTAACCGTCTTCGTTGATTACATATAATTGATCCTCAAATTTTTTCTTTTGTAACCTTATTCCAACACGATTGAGCTCTAGGGGAAAGGTCTTAGACAGACTACTGGTTACATACTCTATGCAAGGATGGTCGAGATTTATTTCTAACCTAGTCGCAATGTTCAAATATGCCATGTCTATCAACACAGGCACTGATTTTTCATCGCAATTGATCAATATACTCTCTAGGTTGTCAGGCACATTTCCAGTTTGTGCAAAAGGAACACTGATTATCAATACGTCACCTTCTCTGATCTCGTCGTCGTCTAACCAGGCGAAGTTGTTACCGTACCATAATTTCTGCATCATTGAATGGTAGAAGTAATCACCTTTCTTTATCCTTAGTCTTTTGGCATTCCTGTACCTTATGTAGAACTGTGAGAATGACTCCGTTGTTCCATGGGTATAACAGATTTGATCATATTGCTCATGGCCATTTACATTATGGGTGGAAAACATCCATTCCTTGAACTTGTTAAAATAATCTTTCTTGACCTGATCGGGCTCCAAAGACCTTTCATCACTGATGAATTTTTTAATGGCGTCATTTTTCGCTGTCACAGTCTGTTCGTCATGTATGCTGTATGCTCCTCCAAAGGGTTTCTTTTTAAGATTTTTAATGCCAGTGTGGACCATGAAAATATTTATTGAGCACTGATCACCTATAAATATTTTGATGAAAATATTCCTTACCGGATCTTCGGGGTTCCTTGGTCAACATATAACAAAAGATTTAGAAAATTCTTACGAGATATATCACATGACTAGTGATCTAAAAGATCACAAAGCAGTCAACGAAGAACTTGTTCAGGCCAATCCTGATTACATAATGCATTTGGGTGCTAGAACAGAAGTTGGTAAAAGTTTTGCAGAACAAGTAGAGTTCAGTCATATCAACTACACAGGATCTGTGAACCTTATTGAAAATGCAACAGGATTAAAAAACTTAAAAAACTTTATATTTGCAAGTACAATGGAAGTATATGGATGGCAACCGATATCGGACGAAATTGAAAAAAATGATAAACCTTCAATAAATGTAGTGTTTGACGAACACACTCCACCCAATCCTAATGCACCGTATGCCGTTGCAAAATATGGAGTGGAAAAATATCTCCAATATGCTAACAGATCACTTGGACTACCTTTCACAGCACTTAGGCAAACCAATGCATATGGAAGAACTGACAATGATTATTTCGTCACAGAACAAATCGTCACACAGATGTTGAAAAAACAAGATGTGATTAAACTGGGTTACGCCAAACCGTATAGGAATTTCATATATGTGACTGATGTGATAGATGCATGGAGAGAAGTTTTAGTCAATAGTGATAAGTGTAATAATGGAAAAATATTCACTATCGGTCCTAATAACCCAATTCAAATAAAAGAATATGTTAAATTTATCGCAGACAAAATAGGTTGGGATGGAGAGGTAATGTGGGATACCAAAGAACACAGGCCAGGAGAGATTTATTGGCTGAATTCGGACAGCGAACTAATAGAAAAAACTATTGGTTGGAAACCAAAAATATCTTTGTCTGAAGGTATAGACAAAACAATAGATATCTGGACCAAGGAATATGCTAGATAGACTTCAGCAACATTGGGATAACAACACTCTAAATTATAATTTACAAAAATATAATTTCAGGGAATGGGCAATCAACGTCATACAAGAAAAATTTCCCAAAGTTATTGAACTAGAACAAATACACAACACCCTTGCACCAAACGAAATAGTAAAACTACAGATGCATGTACAGAATGCATGTTCTCGCAAAGATTTCATGCAGTTATTTGATGCATTTGTGGAAGAGTATATACCGCCAAAGATTGAAAATAAAAAATATATGATCCAGAGACAAGGAACCTTACGGGTAGTGATTCCACAACAGGCAAAAGCAGGAAGAAGGCTTCAGTTTCATCAGGGTGTATTTGTTGGAAATGGGCGAGGGTGCAGGACAATATGGACTCCGTTGACCAAAGCAGAAAAAACAAACACCATGTGGATAATAAATTTAGAAAAAAGTCGTGAAATCACTAAACAGTTTCTTGAGGAAAAATGGTCTCTGGATAAATTTGAAGATATCTGTCTTAAAAATGCCTGGCCTGTGGAGTTGCACCCTGGCCAAAGTCATTTGTTTTTCCAAGAACACTTGCATGGTAATGTCAACAACGAAGAAGACTATACGAGAGTCAGCATGGATATGCGTATAATGATAGAAGGTGAAGAATTTGGCAGGAGGCTTCCTGGAGGGTTCGTTAGGATGCCTGGGGATCATAAAGCAGATGAGAGTTTTGATTATGCAGACAAGCATTTCATAACCTATGCTGGATGGTCTAGTAATTTCAGTAGACACATACCCCTGCCAATGCAAAGGGCTACTATTGAAAAATACTGTGAGCGATTTAATATTAAATATTCCAGTTATGAATTTGAAAATGAACATTGTGATTGGCAACCAGCATTAGAACATTACATAAAGCAGAAACCAAACGGTATAGTGCTTTGTAGTATGTACAGTATTACAGATGATGCAAACAGACGTAACGAGTTATTCGAGTTGGCATTAGAGAACAATGTAGAATTACATTTTGCCAATGAACTTTGTTTCTTGAAAACCAGACAAGACCTGGACCAAATAAATGCTTACATGAACTTTGCAGTTGAGAAAAAAGGTAAACACTCGTGGGAAAAATATTAAGACAAATAGATCTAGAGTTCGATTACTCCATGTTCCTACAAGAAAGGCATGACGAGGAATGGTCAGTGTTACCTTACTACAAACGGATAGAATCAGAACCACTTCCTGAGACATTTACAGAAAATAACACACTAATAAACCAGATATTCTGGAACAAAGATAAAGTTGACTTTAATAAAATAGGACATGCGTTAGGAATGGAAGTATTCACGGTTGCCACAATAAAGCAGATGCCGGGAAATATATTGCCATGGCACAGTGACAATTTTTATAAGATCAATCAAGCACATCCTAACGTAGACAAAGAAAAAATTGTTCGAGCCAATGTGTTCATAGAAGATTGGAAAATAGGACACATTTTACAAATCGAACAAAATGTCATCTCAAACTGGAAAAGCGGAACAGGATACTTGTGGTCGTCTGGAGTGTATCATCTAAGCGGCAACCTAGGCCTAGAGAACAAATATACTTTACAGGTTAGTGGATTATTACTGGATTAGTCCAGGCTTGTAGACGGTTTTACCGTTTTCTTTCATCGCTGTCAAGATGCTCTTACGATTGCCCTCTGACTTGTATGAAACATGCACCCAACCTGAGTCGGGTATGCCTGGTGTGTAGAATTCCAGTATCAGTTGGTCGAAGTCACAGTTCTCGGATATCCATTTGGCTACATCGTAGTTGCCTGTTCCTGGACATTCTATGTCCACCGCTTCACCTTTGCAGTGCTGTGACTTGCTTGAACCACCCACCGCTTCGTTGAGTGCTGGTCCCCTGTATCCTGAGTTGATCACCGTGACACCGAAGTTGTCTCTCACCTTCTGTACCACGTTACGGAAAAGTTCGGTGGCGTTGCCCAGGTGTTCCATGCCTGGCGTGTTGTCTAATCCTCTCCTCAGTGCTGTCTGGCTCTTGGTGAATTCCGCCAATGTGAAATTTTTGCTTAGTGTTGTCATCATACTTTACTTAACAGAGCAGACTCTCCGCCCTTGCTGAAAATGAACCTGTCCTCCGTGGTCTTTGTGATCTGGTATGGACCGAAGTACTTGGTCATCCATAAACACTCACTCATTGCGGTCTCGTCTAGTCTGAACGCTTTTACCTCGTTCATGATCATGTTGGTGTTGCCAAAAGCGTGTAGTTCAAACTTCAATTCATCCGCGTTCTGTTTCTTGATTGTAACTATGTTGTTGTCCAGTTTGAATTCCATCATCTGGAACCGGTCAAAGAACGTCTTGATCTCGCCCAGTCTCATGCCCTGTATCTTCTGTGTGTATGCTATCGGAGTCCTAGGCAGTATGTCTGCCAGGTTCTTGGCGGATGCCTCGAAAGGTGTTGGATCCTTGTGGTATGTGAATTGGAATTGTTCTATGTTTGTCAGTTTGCTTAGATCATCCAGGAACTTCCTGATGTCCCTGTCCACCTTCTCCGTCCTGGCGAACTCCACGAACACCCTGTGCTTGCCGTCCTCCAGCGTGCCCGGTGTTGCGTCCGCGTCCAAGACCTCCTTGTATCCGGTCTCCGCGAATCTCTCTAGGTCCTTGGCAGGTGCCTGTCCGTCCACTGTGAATGCCAACACCATGATGTTCCTGTCGTCACCCATCTTGCTTTTGAACTGGTCCACTGAGAATCGTTTGCTTACGACTCCGTCCAGGTCCCCGGCCTTCAGTCCTTCATTAAGAAATGTCATTATAAACTATTTAGATCTCCTGATGCCATGTCCGTTTCGTCCTGGCTCTCGATCTCGTCCTTGCCGTGTTTGAAGTTACCGATCAGTTCCTTGGGCATCCTGATCTCCACCACCCATATGTCATGGCTGTCGATCTTGCCCTTTGTGGTGCCAGGCCTGTAGTCCTCTGGCCCTTTGATCTGTCTCGGTTTAAGCAATTCGTCTCGTTTGTAGAATACCTTGCATCCTCTGTCCAGCAATCTCTGTCCTCCCGCTGGATCTGGCATCTTGTCCGCTGGCCACATGAAACTACATGTTACGAAGTGTCTCGAATCAACAGGTCCAGACAACAGTTCACCGTCCTCCCAGTTCTTGAACACGTAAACATCCAGTTCGTCTATCACACGCTCGAAGTCCTTCAGTATTGATAGGGTAGGACCCACAGCATATAGTGATTGTACGTTTCTGATTATGTCTAGGACGTCATGCATAGCAAGTGTTATTTATCAGTAATATGTCACTTGTAAAATATGCATAGTTATTTTGGAAATTTGATAGTAAGTATTTGCACATGAGTCCACTACAGAGACACATCAAATCACAATCCAACACAACCTACGAGGAGCCCTATGCTACCATATCAGAGCCTACAACTGCGACCATTGTTC